TTAACCAAACAGGAAGTCTCTGGGACGTTAATGATACACTATATCCTTGGACAGCATTAGACACACCAGCAGTGGTAAACGTAGAACGCAACAATGCCAGTGACAATGGTCTAGTAGTCACAGTACAAGGACTAGATAGTGACTGGAACACACAAGAAGAAGAAATCACAATATCAGGTGCAGACCAAACGGGTACTAAATTATTTCGTAGAGTAAACAGAGCATTTGTTACATCATCATCAGCCACATCTAACGTGGGTGACATTGACATCGAAGCAGGCGCCGCGGGTGGTACTACTGTTGCTCGTATCGGTGCTACAAACGGACAAACACTGATGAGTGTTTATACTATACCAGCAGGCTACACAGGCTACTTACACAAAGGCGTAGCCAGTATTCAATCGGGTGGTGATGCCACAGGCTACATGTATGCTAGATATAATACAGTAGGTACAACTTTTCGTGTAGCACACACATTTGAAGTTGTTGGTACAGGTGGGCAGTACATACATGAATTTCCATTTCCGCCAGCACTACCAGAAAAAACAGATATTGATGTTAGAGCAACTGTGCGTAGTAACAACTCACGTATAACAGCCGCATTTGATATACTTCTTATTGAAAACGATCCTAACAGTTAAGTTAAACTAGATTCAATAGTTTTAACTTTACTCTGAATTTCATCAACATTAATAGTAGCAAAGAAACCCGGATGTAATGGTCGGGGTATTTCTCCTGAGTCTATCCAGGTATAACCATAATGTTCATTGTTTAGGGTAGGAATAAATTCTTTTTCTAATAAGCCAAAGAATGTATGATAGACAAACTTGTTGTCTGGTGATGTAAAATGTTCTATAGGAATAAGTTTAACAACATTGGGATAACTACCAAGCTCTTCTTGACACTCACGTTGAATAGCATCTAATAGACTTTCATCCCGCTCTACTTTGCCACCAGGAAGTCCCCAAGTACCAGGATGTTTAGGATCATTTCTTAATAGATAAAGGTATCTGTTTGTTGATTTACTGTAAAGCCAAATGCCTACAGCATTTATAGTACTAGACTCCATTCGCCGCCTTCGTATAAACCTTGATAACTCTTAGTCCATGCAGTGCCATCCCATTTATACTGAATACTTGTTGTTAAATTACTTACATATTGTTTAGTGTCGTTAGCACTGGCGTCGAAAGAAACTGTCCAATTAGAACCATCATATTCAATGATGTCGTTAGCAGAAGCAACTAGGCTACCCCACGCATCTGCAGGATCTGTGTTGTCGGCATTGCCTATAGCGTCTAATAATAGATAACGTTGACCTGTAGCGGCCGCGGCTAAACCTGCACCCGGGCCACTGGCTAGTGGATCAATTACTGCTGTTACTGCTGTTAGTGTGTTGGTTGGCACAGTATCTTCATCAACAGTGAATAATAAAACACTGTCGTCGCTTGGATGAAGGGCAACGGTTCCTACGACTTCAGATGAGGTACCTGGAATAGTTAATCTAATTTGAGTAATACCTGAACGTAGTTCACCGTATACATCAATTAAACTTGGCCAATCAATAGTTGATGTTTGTGTTTCTGCAGGATCAAGTGTACCTTCGTTTAGTTCAACTTGATTGTGTCTTAACAGTTGAAGTTGATTACCTACTAATACAACTTGATAGCCAAAAGGTGTAATCTTTTGTCTAGTGCCTAACAGTAAGTCGTCATTTAATAATGCGTCATTGGCATCACCGTTTGCATCAAACACGGATCCAATAATTTTATGAATAACACCCATTTTAGTAACTCTTGCTGGAGGTGTAATCCATATAGGTAAACTAAAAGTTAATGTAGTAATATCGATGTTTGCTTCTGTACCTTGTGGTATTGAGCGTGAACTCCAGTTAGTACCAGTTAGTTCTACTACTGATAATGAAGTCCAATCAATATAGTTGTCTGTTGACTGTATTTCTAAACTTGGATTAAACAGAGTTAGAATTTGTTCTAACACTTGTAGTTTCATTGTTGTATTTGTAGTCCATATATCTAAGTTAATAGTTAGGTTATATGGTACCGGCATTAAACGTTCTACAGTAAACGCATTACCTTGTGTTTGTTCGTATGTCTGTGTCGTATCATCCCAAGATCTTTGTCTAAATGTTTTCTTATCTACAAAAGTTGGATCCTGCATTCTATCTCTAGCATAGTCTAAACTTGTAATGTAAAATGTCATTAACGGTGAATTAGGCATTTTGTTTGCTGAGTTGTCAGCCATAATAACTGAAGCCTGTTTACTAGCATCACCATAACGAACAGGTATACGAGTATATGTAGGAGCACCACTTGAATCTCTACCATACTCTACTTGGAAGTTACTAAAGATTCTTGTAAACTGTAGTAAGAATCTTCTTATCTGTTCGTCATAAAAGAATTGTTGTAAAGCCATTAATTATCCTTTGTAGGCTTGAGCAAGTCTGACAGTGACTGTCTACTTGGAATATCACCTCTGTCTGTTGTTGTAATTGTTTCATCATTGTTAACAAATCCACTACGCTGTGTTTTGTTATCGCTACCTGGTGTAAGATCAGTTCTAACACCATCCTCAACTTTAACCCAACGCACACCGTCATAACGGAATAGTCTATTTGGGAAATAATCTAAACGTAGAGCATAATCTCCTTCGTCTGGATTACTTGGAAATGCTACACCTGATGTTACTGATTGTGCATTTGGCGGAACGTTATTTCCTGTTAAGTAGCCTACTAGGTAACCATCTGCTTTAGGTGCTTCGTTAATATTTGATTCATCGTTGTCGTCAGTAGGAACTACATAGAATCCTGAGTTATCATAACCACTCTGTGGTACTTCTGCTTCTGCTTGTTGTAATATTTGATCATTAATTTCTAAGTTTTTCTTCTTCTGACTTACAAAGTCTTCAATAGTACCAGCACCTGGATTGTCTGGATCCATTGGCTTATTAAGAATATCATTGTATTCTTGACTTGCTGTAAGTGGTGTTAATTTAACACGCCATAAGTGTGGTAGCCAAGTTTGTGAAAAACCTTCACTGGCAAATGCCGCATCTTGTACTACATAATATCTTGGTAGTGCTTTAGGTCCTGATGTGTCTAAAGGATGATAATCTTTTAAGTTAGGAAATTCAATAACATCACCAGCCATAAGTTTACGACCCAGTGTGTCAACCATATCATTGTAATGGAATGTTACAAATACTGTATCACCATTTAAGAATAAGCCAAACTGTGTAAGATCAAAGTCAATATCCTGTGCATTATATACACCACGCATGATGTAAACTGAGTCATCATACTCACGATCTCTATTTTCTAAGAATAAAACATCTTCAATAAACAACGGATTTGATTCGTCATAGACAGGCCTGGTAGCATCACCGTTGTCCCTGTCTGCTGAATCACCTACAGTTTTTGGTCCTAGATATTTGTGTACATACAAATCTAGCCCACCTACTGTGTACATTTCTCGGATAGTGTTATCTAAGAACTTGTAGTCATTGGTTTTATTGGGTCTGTATAAACTTAGTCTTGGCATTCATATTTCCTATTTTGTATTATTTATCGTCTTTGGGCACCTTGACAATAAATCCAAAAGATCATATAATAGTTGACAAGTAAAAATTTTCATATACACTGATTACATGGATAAAATACAATCATCATTAGATTGGCAACGGCTAAGAACACAAATAGAACAAAAAATACGCCATTTAGACTATAAAATTCAACAAGACTTATATATAATGTTAAAAAATACAGATTCAATGATAACTGAATTAAGTATAGAAGAAATTGAATGCCGTAGGCAACACAAACCAACTAACAAGTTTTTAAGGAAGTTAGAAGAAACAAACACTATGATAGCAGACATTAACAAAATGATTACAATGGGAGCATTACTTTGAATATAAAGCCAGCAAAGGTAGCATTAGAAGATAAAAAAGCCTACGGTGAAGAAAAAATGTTTGACGGTCAACCACCGGCTGATGACAGACGCATGGCACTGGCTTCTAGATGTAATTGGTATAACTATACCCAAGATAAAAAAACTGCTAAGAAGTGGTTAATAGAATGGCTTGAACTAAACAAGCACAAAGACATAGTCAAAGACTTTA